TTGCTTGATATATTCTGTACACATGTTTAAATTAGATCTCACCCAAAAATTATAAATCAAGGAGATATTATGGAAAATCAAGAAGTATTGAAGGCTATAGCTACCCTTGCTGATAAGGTGAGTAGATACCACGAACGTTTATTAGCAGTGGAAAGAGACAACGAAAAATTACAAAAAGAATTATTAGAACACAAAAAAGGTCCACATATACATACTATTCAAGGTCAACCACATAACTCTGATACACAGGTTATAGTAACGGGTTTAGATTCTGATGTAGAGTGTGAGGCCTGTAGCGCTTAATTACTCAGGAGTTTCACCTAACATATCTGCTAAAGAAGGAGCAAATACTTTTACATCTCTTCTTATTTTTTCAGCAGTTGTCGATGTCCCTGGATTGTCAACATCAGCTTGAGCTTCTGCTTCTGAATTATACTCAGCACCAGTGTCAGCATGAGTAATTGTAGTTTCAGTTTTTACTTTGTAGTGAGGAATTCTTCTTCCATCTTCAGTTGTAATGTGTCCTAGTAATTCAGCAGGTTCAACTATCGGCATCGTCTTTTCTCCAATTTATGTTAAAACTGATGATAACTCTATCTTCATCAGAATTATTTGTTTGTACTTCATGTTGTAACCATGAAGGAAAAAAAATCAAGGAATTTTCAACAGGTTCCCATTGCACGCTGTGAGCGAGGTGTATAGAAGCTTTATCTGTTTTAGGGGGTGATAGTACCTCTGACTGTGGTTTAGGCTCTAGAAACACAATATTTCCACATTTTTTAGGAGCTTTAAGATAAAATACACCAGATAAATAGTTATAAGGATGTGTATGCACATTGTTTCGTGATCTTGGTGGATTAATCATACCCCACATACCAGTTATTTCAGGATTGTAATTACCTTGTACATCCATGTGATTAAAACAATCTTTGGAATATTTAAGAATATCATCAACTAAAGGTTTAAATTTTTTAATATTATATATTTCATCATGACTATGCCAACCACCAATATTAGACCGTGGCATGCCTATCTCATCTTTTTTTCTTAATTGATATATACTATCAATAAGATGTTCATGATTTTTAAGTTGTAGTGAAAATACGGGAGTAATAAATAGAGAGTGTAAGTTAATCAGAGTTGTCCTTTCGTGACCTCCATAAAACTTGCTATAATGTGCACCTGATTGGCAGCATTGGCTTGAACTTTAAGAACATCACTTTCTTGCAGAACTAGAGGTTGAGTCAATAATTCTGTTGTTGTATTTGTAGCAACACTCTTTGCTTTGAATAATTCAAAAGTTGCAGCGCCTCGAACAACTTCAACATCAACTAAAGTTGTTGAACCAGAGTCGTTACAAATTAAAAGAGATTTTACTACATCCGTAGTAGGCGGAACTGGTGGCGTCGCACCAGCATTAGCCGTAGGAACCGTTATAACGGTTGTTAAATCTGTTGTGGTGACATCCACCATTGCGCTTTTAAATACATTAGCCAAGGAAAAAAGCCTCCGATTGTGATTCTTCTTTTAAATCTTGTTGGTAGTTTGTGTTAAGTAAAAGAATAATTTGATCTAGTAAAAGAATCATTTGATCAAATTGATTAGGGCTATATTCTGGCGTTGCGTTTGGTAATCGTGTAATTGTTATTTTAGCCATTATCTTCTTCCGTCTGGTCTAAGTTGTAATTTAGTAGATCCAAGTCTCCAAGCTGTGTCATTAACTGTGTTAGTTTCATATTTAATTTTAACCGCTCTACCTCTACCTCTTACATTAATTTTTTCTGTGGTGCTAGAAATAGATCCAGTGGTTGTGACAGTGTCTGCCGACTGAGGATATTGTTCCAATGTTAAAGTAGCTGTCATAGTATTAGCTAGATTATCAAAGTCTGGAACAAGTTTACTTACAGACATAAGTTCATCACCATCTGCTATTTCAACAGACCCTGATGTTAAGAAGGCTGTTATTGCTGTACCATCTGCTTGATTATTACCTGACTCATGTTCGTAGACATACGAAGCACCTGCCGTTAAACCAAGTATTGTAGAGTTGTTAGCAGATAAACTAGCGTCATATTCTGTAGCAATTGGCTGTTCATATACATAAGCACCAAGCCAAGTTGTTCTACCTAAACTTAATGTGTACCAAGTATTTTCTAAATAATTGTAAGCAACAGCTCTATCTATTTGTGTAGCGTTTGCTGAAGGATAATACCAAATAATTTCATTAAAAGCTGCATTAAGACCACAAGCAATATCATTTCTATTTGTATAGCTCATATCATCAAATACATAATCTTGTACGGAACATGGCATTTTTTTAACAACACCATCATACATGTAAAAAGAATCATCAGACATCCAATATGCTCTACCATTAACTTCTATGGCTGCATGTTGTGCTATCAAACCGCAGTTCGCACCAAGTTGTCTAAGACCAAAAGTAAAAGGTGTACCAACAAATTGAATACCATGCATAGAAGTGTCGGTCCATACGAGTATTTGACCAGACGATTTAACAGCTCCCATAATTCTAGATCCATCCGATATACGTAATGAGCCTGCTTCGTTAGTAGATACAGGTGTATAATCAGTTGCATCTTCTCTATCAGAAAATCTAAATAATAAATCATCCTGTGTAGAAGCATCGCCTATTGTTGTCTCTGTTCCAAATATAAGTAAATGCCTTGTATCAGTTGAGACTATACTAAATCTAGACGCAGTAGGAGCGTTAGATAGAGCAGTTGCTCTAACTCCAGTTCCACCTGAAGTATCCCAAATAAATGTTCCACCATTTAAAACCGTTGCAATTAAATCTTCACCAAAATTATCTAAAGACCATTGACGAGCTGATAAAACAACACTTGAAGATGATCTTGGTGTGTTCCAAGTGCTAGTGTTCCAAGTTAAGGTTCCCCAACCATATCCATATGTAGATGTAGAAGGGCCTGTGGTTATTTGATATTTAGCGTTACCTGATCCTCCACCACCTGATGTAGAACCAGAAGCAGTGCTAGTATGTGTAACGGTGTAAACACTTGCACTTGTCACTGATGTGACTTCAAACTCTTGATTCATATCTAAACCATCTATTGTTGAGAAAGAATCAAAGGTAACAAAATCACCAACTGCAGCTCCATGTGCAGCATCAGCCACTGACACTGTAGTTGTGCCATTTGTTGTAAAAGGATTTGTTAGAGCTTCCGTGTCACGTAGGGGTGTAATGTCATACAAGGCTCCCTCAGTGTAGATATATAATTTTCTATCAGTTCCTAAAGCTAAATATCTTATCCCGTCTAAACCAACCCAGCTGTGCGTATCACGGACCACGCCCACAATAGTTTTATTAGGATTTGGTAAATATGACCAACCTTTCCATCTTTCAGGCTTACCATAGTGAAATCGAACAAAGTCAGAATCAACATACTTACGTTGATCTCCTGCTGAATAAGCAGTATCTTGTTTATCTATACCTGGTTGGAACTTTAAATCGACTAATTTCATGTCGGAGTATACTAAATTATTTATTGTTTTGTGGCAAGAATTGAGTGCCTACGTTGCCCTTGAATGAATAATTACCGTAATGAGTAATACCACTAACTATATCAGCATAAACTTTACCTCCTATTTTCTGCCATAAACGACAAAAAGCGTAATCTTCTGACAAATATCTGTTTGTATCAGGATCTATCATTGTATCAAAAAAAGCGTAATTCCAATAAGAGGTGTCATGATAATTAAAAGTTTTATCGTGTGGAGCACCAATATGTTGATCTGGTGTAAACTTTAAATCAGGATAAGCTAAAGCCATTTTTTTAAATACGTTTCTTTTTATTAACATAAAACCTGTAGCACCATCTAATACTTCAATAAAACCTTTTTTTACAATTATTTTTTTTGAATCTTTAACATTTAAATTATACTGCAACGACGCTGCATGAAGTTCGTCTTCCGATATATCTGGTTTTTCTTTTGCTTTTCTTTTTACTTTAGTCCAATCAATAGTTTTACGAGGATAAACACCAGTCACTACATCTTCATCCAAATCTATCATTCTAATCACGGTGTTCGGATCAAAAGATATATCGGCATCTATAAACAAAAGATGAGTATACTGCTCATCATCCATAAACAATTGCACTAATGTATTTCTAGCTCTTGTAATTAAAGACTCATTACCAATTGTTCCAAACTGTAATTCAATTTTATTTAAAGCTGCGACTGCGGTAAGTTGCATGCAGCTTTTAAAATAATCTGCTGTTATCATTCCACCATAACAAGGAGTGCCAATAAAAAGTTTAGTCATTTTCTTTATAAAAAATATTAAGTGTGTATCTTTTAG